TAACATTGCAACTGCCATTGCGACTAAGACAGATAACTCATCTGCCACCATTACTGGGGGTACGATAAATGGTGCGGTGATTGGTGGAACTACTGCTGCTGCGGGTACTTTTACTAATCTTACTGTTAGCACAGCCGCTACGATTGCTTCTGCCGCCATTAGTGCGGGGACAATCAATGGTGCGGTTATCGGTGGCTCTTCTCCCCTTGCTATTACTGGTACGAACATCACCGCTAATACAGGGTTTAGTGGCCCATTGACAGGTGCAGTAACTGGTAACGTCACAGGTAACGTAACTGGTGATCTAACGGGCAATGTCACAGGTAACGTCACAGGAAATCTAACAGGCAATGTAACTGCGGCTTCTGGTACTTCTACATTTAACAATGTAACCATCTCTGGCTCATTGGACATGGATTCAGGTACATCGGCAACCATTACTGGTCTAGCGAGTCCCACAAACGATTCTGATGCGGCTACCAAGGGTTATGTGGATGCACTAGCTCAAGGTATTGATGCCAAAGCCTCGGTGGTTGTAGCTACAACTGCAAATATCACTTTGTCTGGCGCACAAACGATTGATGGCATATCTGTTGTTTCTGGCAACCGAGTTTTAGTTAAAGATCAGTCTACTGCCTCACAGAATGGTATTTACTTGTGTGCAACAGGTTCTTGGACACGCACCACCGATGCTGATACATGGGATGAGTTGGTAGCGGCATTTACCTTTGTTGAGAGTGGTACGACTCAGGCTAATAATGGTTATATCTCTACCATTACAGCAGGTGGGACATTGGGAAGCACATCTGTAACTTTTGCTCAGTTCTCTGGTGCAGGTCAGGTTACTGCTGGTACTGGCATGAGCAAGTCGGGTAACACCCTCAATGTAAACACGGCATCAAGCGCACGAATTGTTGTAGGGGCAGATGAGATTGACTTGGCTACTTCGGGTGTCACGCCTGGTACATACCAATCTGTAACTTTTGATGCTTATGGTCGTGCAACAGCGGGAACAAATCCAACGACTATTGCTGGCTACAACATCTCTAATGCTTATACCAAAACTGAGATAGATTCAATCTTTGGTTCGACAACTGCGGCAGCTACTTCTGCATCTAATGCGGCTACCTCTGCTTCCAATGCGGCAACAAGTGCTTCTAACGCTTCTACAAGTGAGACAAATGCGGCTTCTTCAGCAACAGCGGCAGCGGCTAGTTATGATTCTTTTGATGACAGATACTTAGGTTCTAAGTCTTCTGCCCCTAGTGTTGACAATGATGGTAATGCCCTGTTGACAGGTGCTTTGTACTGGAATACAACAGTCAATACTTTGTATGTTTGGACAGGATCGGCTTGGACTCAAGCGGCATTTACTGCCTCTGGCTTTGCTACCTTAACAGGTGTTGAAACCCTGACAAACAAGACCATTACCTTTGCTGACAACACTCTAACAAATGTTGCAAGCATTAACACAGCACAGACCTTTACAGGCACTAAAACCTTTACAGGTACGTCTTCAGCTACTGCCATTGTCCTAAACGATGCAGCAGAGGTAGCTACAGTATCAGCAACAGCGGCTACTGGCACGATTAACTACGACATTACCACTCAGTCTGTTCTGTACTACACAAGTAACGCAAGTGCTAACTGGACTGTTAACTTCAGAGCCTCTAGCGGTACTTCATTGAATACTTTGATGACTACAGGTCAATCAATGACTGTGGCTTTCTTGGTAACTCAAGGCTCTACTGCTTACTACAACTCTGCTGTGCAAGTCGATGGAACTACATCTGGTGTTACGACACGTTGGTTAGGTGGTGCGCCTACTGCGGGTAATGCTAGTGGCATTGATAGCTACAGATTTCTTTTACTGAAAACTGGAAGTGCAACCTTTACAATTCTTGCTTCTGTCACACAGTTCAAGGCTTAAAAATGTGTATCTGCAAAAGATGTAATGTTGACAAACCATTGGATGAATTCCAAATGGATAAGCGTAGGAACAAGCACTATGGTACTTGCAGAAAGTGCCGTGTCAAATCGCAGAACGACAGAAGACTTGCAAACATTGACGAGAGCAGAAAGAAGACTCGTGAGTATTTGCGTGAATGGAGAGTTAAGAATCCTGAGAAACAAGCCGCCATCTGCAAGAAATATGATGAGAAAAACAGGGATAAGCGTAGTGCTTATGCCAAACAGTATCGTAAAGACAATCCAGAAAAAGTGCAAGAACAGACAAAAGCATGGGCTAAAGCCAATCCTGAGAAAATTAAAGCGTATTCTGTAAAAGCTGGTAGGGCTTGGCATGAGCGTAATCCTGAGTATCTCAAGGAACACTACAAAGCCAACAAAGAACGATACATAGCGGCTAGTGCAAGACGTAGAGCATCTCAGGATTCAGCTACACCAACTTGGTTAACAGCCATTGATAAAGCTATGATTCAAGAGATGTACGATGTTTCTGAAGCAAGGTATATACAAACTGGTATAAAACACCATGTTGACCATATTGTCCCAATTAACGGCAAAGGCGTAGCTGGTATGCACGTTCCTTGGAATTTACAAGTTATAACTGCTCACGAGAATCTGAGCAAAGGTTGGAGGTTTTAATGCCATTACAAGCAACTTCTGGTGCGGCTAGTTACGATGCCTTTGGTGGTGGTGTTCCTGTTGTGCCTAACTATATAGAAGACGTTATGAGTACGTGGTTATACACGGGTAATAGTGGCACACAAACTATTACCAATGGCATTGACTTGTCTACCAAGGGTGGTTTAGTTTGGATTAAGCAAAGGGCAAGTGACCGTGGACACGTATTAGTTGACACAGTTCGTGGGGCTACAAAGTTTTTAACAACTTGCAACTCTGCTGCGGTTGGCAATGCAACTGATGCGCAGGGAACAGATACGGCAAGAGTTCCTTCGTTTACAACGTCAGGATTTACTTTGGGGGCAGATTCAGCAACTAATTCTGGCTCAATGGTCTCATGGACATTCCGCAAGCAACCAAAGTTCTTTGATGTTGTGACGTATACGGGGGATGGAACTAGTGCTCAAACTGTCCCCCATAATCTTGGCTCAACACCTGGAATGGTGATTATTAAAGTAACAAGTGAAGCAAACGATTGGATAGTTTGGCATAGAGGTTTGACTTCTGGATACTACCTAAAACTTAACACAACAGCCGCACAATCTAATACTAATGCAATTTATTTTTTTGGTAACGGAACAACAACAGTAGACCCTACAAGCACAGTTATCACTTTAGGTGGTAGTGGATTAGTAAGCGGAAATGGGAAAACCTACGTTGCGTATATCTTCGCCCATGACGCAGGAGGCTTTGGCCTAACTGGTACAGACAATGTAATTTCGTGTGGGTCTGTTACTTTAAACGGAAGCGGGGCAGGCTCAGTAACACTTGGCTATGAGCCTCAATGGGTTTTGCTAAAGAACTCTCAAGCGGCTGAAAACTGGCAGATTACAGACAATATGCGCGGTATGCCTGTTGGTTCTGCCGATGCTCTTTTGCTACCCAATTCTTCTGCTGCTGAATCTAGCTACGATGATATTGACCCAACTGCAACAGGATTCAACATTAAAGGCTTGAACTCAAGTCAAACCTACATCTACATAGCCATTCGTAGAGGCCCGATGAAAGTGCCTACAAGTGGGACTAGTGTGTTTAGTCCTGTTACGTATACAGGTAACGGAACTACACAATCAATAACTAGTGGCAATGCTCCTTTAGATTTGGTTTGGATTAAAGGCAGAAGCCCTGACCCTGAAAACCCAAGAATTTACGACAGATTAAGAGGTGCAACAAAATCAATTGATTCAACCTCTACTGCGGCAGAAACAACTAGATCAGATGGATTGACTGCATTTACGCAAACTGGTTTTACTGTTGGTAGCTTTGGAAATGAAAACGGCTCAGGTTCAAGCATTGTTTCGTGGAACTTCAAACGTGCCCCTAGCTTCTTTGATGAGGTTTGTTATACAGGGACGGGAGTAAATGGTCGGTCAGTTTCACATAACTTAGCTGTTGCGCCTGAACTAATAATTGCAAAAAGAAGAACAGCTACTGCAGGTTGGTTTGTGTATCACAGCACTATTGGAACTGGACAATATCTTCTTTTAAACAGCACTGGAGGCCCTGCTACTGACGCAAATATGTGGGGAAATACAACTCCTACAAGTTCTAATTTTTATGTTGGAAGTAGCACTAATTTTTCTGGCTTTGATTACGTTTCATATTTATTTTCAACATGCGCTGGTGTTTCAAAAGTAGGCTCATACACAGGAACAGGAAGTACACTTCAAGTTGACTGCGGATTCACAAGTGGTGCAAGGTTTGTACTTATTAAACGAGGTGACGGCAGTGGTGATTGGTATGTGTGGGATTCTGCCCGTGGAATCGTGTCTGGTAATGACCCTTACTTACTTTTAAATGACACAGCCGCTGAAGTAACCAACACCGACTACATAGATACCTACAGCGCAGGTTTTGAAATTACTGCATCAGCACCTGTAAACAGCGTTGGTGATTCGTTCATCTTTTTTGCGGTGGCGTAGACTATGGTATAATTGGCAATAACTTAACAAAGGAGTTGCCATGCAGACTTGTAAGAAGTGTGGAATTGAAAAAGAGTTGTTAGCGTTTGAATTTAGAAAGGACAATGGGTTGTACCGAAAGGTTTGCAGAGAGTGCTTAAGGCCATCAGTAAATGCAAAGGCTAAAAGAAATCGGTCAACATTGATTGGGAAATACAAAATGCAACAAAGAAACGCAACTGAGAGAGGTATTCCATTTTTGTTGACCTATGAGGAATGGTTAAAAGTTTGGAATGATTCTGGCAAATTAGAGCAACGAGGTCGTGGTGCTGATAAATTCTGTATGTGCAGAGTTGGCGACTTAGGTTCTTATGAGGTTAACAATGTATTTATTGGCACTGGTCGTGAGAATGTAAGAGCAGGGAATCTTGGTAAGCCTGTACCACAAGAGGTTAGGGACAAGATTTCTAAATCTAATTCTGGCAAACCACATCCTTGGTCTGTTGGCGAGAAAAACCCAATGCACAGACCAGAGGTTAAGGCTAAGATGAGTGCAAAGATTGGTGGTGCAAACCACTATAAACAACGAGGTGTTAATACGCCACAAGGATATTTTGTTACTGCTAAAGCGGCTTCTGAGGCGTTAGGCATACCAAAACCAACAGTAGAGTGGAGAGCCAGATATAACAAGTTTGGCTTTTCATTACCAAATTTAGCAATTGCTTGAGGTAATTAAAATGCAAATCAGAATCAGAACAACAGGCGCAGTCATGTACGAAAGTGAATTTCGTGCATACACAAAAGCCAATGGTGGCCCATCATGGGACATAACAACAACTGAAGTCTTAACGGCTTTGGGTGCTGATGTAGTCTTTGAAGGCGCACAAGCAACTGGTGGTACTGTTTACCAATACTCTCAAGCCTCTGGTGTTGAGCAAGTAGATGGTAAGTGGTACACAAAGTA